AAATGCGAGAAAATAAATTTCACTGAGAAGCCCGACCCTGCGCCCCGAGTAATTCAACCGCGTCACCCCCGCTACAATGTGGAGGTGGGCCGGTTTCTGAAGACGCTTGAGGGCAGGTTGATGAAGCGTGTGGGGAAGTTGGTCCGGAAACAAGGCAAGGGCGTTGGTCCTGCAGTTGCTAAGGGGTTGAATGCGTCCGATCTTGGAGCTCTTATAGCAGCCAAGTGGGACAGTTTCGCTGACCCTGTAGCTGTGGGTTGTGATGCTAGCCGGTTCGATCAACATGTCGGCGTACAGGCCTTGGAGTGGGAACACTCTGTGTACCTGAATGCTGTGGACCCCGCGCATCGTCCCGAACTGGCCCGCCTGCTTAAGTGGCAGCTCCTGAATAAGGGCATAGCTTTCGCAGATGACGGTGTCATCAAGTACAGTGTAAGTGGTAACAGGATGTCTGGCGATATGAATACCGGAATGGGAAATTGCCTCATAATGTGTGGCATGGTCATTGGCTATTTTGATTCCATCAACCTTTGCAGGTATGACCTCATCAACAATGGAGACGATTGCGTCATCATTGTTGAGAGGTCCGATCTGCAAAAGATCGATGGCTTTGTTTCTTATTGCCTTGATCTCGGCTTCACCATGGTTATGGAAGCCCCGGTTTATGAGCTCGAGAAGATTGAGTTCTGCCAGATGAAACCAGTAGCCACCGAGACGTCGTACAAGATGGTTCGGAACCACCTCACAGTCTTTAGCAAAGACTGTGTTACCACCCACAACCTCGCAGACAAGGGCACTTACAGTGCGTACTGTCATGCGATTGGGAGATGCGGCCTGGCTTTAGCCGGCGATATCCCATGCCAAGGCGCTTTCTATAATGCCCTGGCTGGTGTGGGCAAGCCGACGAAATTAAAGGTCGGTGATGGTTTGGGGTGGTGGTCTAAGGGCATGGACAGTGGGGGTTATGTCGTGCCTTGTGTTAGGTCGAGAGTTTCGTATTGGAAGGCCTTCGGGGTAACACCTGATGAGCAGCTTGCGATTGAGAGGCATTACGCCACCTCCGATCTGACCTGGGTTAACCCCATTGATACGGACCTATGCCAAGGTTTCGTACACTCTTGCAATTTGTTGTAAAATACAATAATGGTTAAGACTAGTTCAAATAGAACAAAAGCAAAAGCGCCGCCCCCTAAGAGGGCGAAGATGAATAATGGGATGAAGAGAGTCGTGGCTACGCTGCCTAGGCAGCCAGGTCTTAACATGGCTGAGCTTGCACACGCTAGGCAATTAATTGACCCGTGTGAGGCTCCCTTGGCACCTCCAGTTTATGGAGGAAGTGAAGGCTCGGCGATTGTTAGGGTTAAGGGAATCACGGCCTACAACAGTGGACCCACAGGGAACCAGCCTTATGGAGTCGTTTATTACCACCCCACTTTTGGGGCATATTCGATGACAGGTCTGGTGACTGGTGGTACACTAGGTGTTGATTATGATTTGTACCCTGTTCCTACAACGTACCCAACCAGGACCGCCACTAGGGCGATCGCTGGATGTCTGAAGGTCAGGTTCTTAGGATCTGAGTTGAATAGATCGGGGAAAGTGGCACTGGGGATTGTCCCTGGAAGCTTCGTGTGGGAGCAGCTTAAGCAAAGCAATGGTGGTGCCGGGTTTCCATTCACAAATGACCAAGTGTTTGCGTCTTTAGAGCATTCCGCGCGCATGCCAGTGGATGGAGCCGAGATTGTTTGGCAGCCCGGTGCCATTGATGCGGAGTTTTATGAAGCCACCACAGCTCCTCCGATTCAATCTAACACTTTGGAGGGGCTGCTAGCCCGAACTAATTTTGTTGCTGTAGCTTGGCAAGGTATCGGTACAGACACTTGCCCCATAGAGATAGAGGTTACCTCCGTAGTTGAGCGGTACTTTGCCTTTTCTTCCACAACTGCCGGTGGGTTGTATGTGGTTAGTGCTGGTAAGCGTGCCGCTGGAGGACAGGAGTCCATTTCAAGGGTAATCCGTTACCTGCAGAACAAGGATTCCAAGTGGTATATTAATGCTGCTATGAAGGCCTCGCGTCTATTGAATTTAGGCTATAGTGCCATGCGCGGTGATCTAATCGGCATGGTTGGGGCTATGGGAATCGGGACTAATAGGAATTTGCGCCAAATCACCAGCGGTTAGGTGGTGGGTTGGCAGATGTAGTGGTTTGCCACGATCTTCGTGGCATTTGCATTTAATTTCGTGCGAATTAGTCAAGATGAGGTGTGGTAGTGGTATCGGTCTGCATTGCACATGGTGGCACGTGTGTGATAAGCTGTTAAGCGAGAGCAGTCTGTGGGCGGCAACCCGCATCCGTGGTACCAAAAGGGCCTGAGCCTTTGCCAGAAACCTGATAAAACACCCACAAGCCTTACGGCACCAAAAAACAAACAAAAT